GAACTATTCCGTATTCGCGATGTATTTGACTCGGTCAACAATTACCCATATGTTGCCCCCAATTTTAACTCGTATTACATGCAACTACAACGGTTTCTTCAACCGCCGACAGATGTTGAGATCGCGATCGATTCTTATACAGATATACGTACTACCTGGAATGCGGATATACATTTAGAGTGCACCTACTGTTTTCTGTCTAATGAGGAATCGAATTACTTTGCACTAAATGAGCAAAAATACTTGTTTAAGCAGGTTCGCGAAAAGATATTTCATAACGTAACAGGGACCAACAAGATTGAACTAGAATCTTTAGGAATGGTGTCAAACTGGTTGTTTTATTTCCAGCGCAGCGATGTCAATCTGCGCAACGAGTGGAGCAACTACAGTAACTGGCCTTACAATTATATCCCGGTTGATATTATTGCTGCGCCAGTAGAAGGGACATTCCCTGTTTATAGGTATAATGCGTCTCTGGGTGGGTACGAATTAGTAAACATTGGCCCAGGCGTCAATGTCGACAACACGTTGACAGGATGGACAATATCGGACACTTATAATTCGCAGAATGAAAAAGATATTCTGGTTTCTTTAGGCATTCTGTTGGATGGCGCTTACCGAGAAAATGTGCGCCCTGCAGGAATATACAATTTGGTCGAAAAGTATACACGCACTTCTGGGAACGCACCAGATGGGTTGTACTGCTATAATTTTTGTTTGAATACGTCGCCACTGGATTTGCAACCATCGGGTGCCATAAACATGAACCGATTTAACCAGATCGAGCTAGAATTTGTCACGATTGTTCCGCCGATCGATCCGCTGGCACAAGTGTTAACTATTTGCGATCCTGAAACTGGGGTAGTAATCGGTGTAAACAAACCTACATGGAGGATATATGATTACAATTTTGATTTGACATTGTTTGAAGAACGTATTAATGTGGTTTCTTTTGTGGGGGGCAATTGCGGGTTGATGTATGCGACATAGTAAGGAACGAGTCAAGAGAAACGGTAAGGAACGAGTCAACAGCGTTTAACCACTAAATTAATATTTAATTATTATAATATGCCATTTGAAACAAAATCCACATTGGATGATAAAAAAGAGTATTTTAAGAATTTGGGTCAGATAAATGGCTTCGCCATTTTAATTATCGCATGGGTCATTCTTTGTGGAGGATTTTCATCTTTTTATTGCGTTGTGTCTGGCGCGGACATGATTAACAAATGTTTGAAAAATGTATCTATTGATACTAGCGCCTCTTCCTCTGTTGATGCTAGCGCCTCTTCTGTGACCGATGGATCAAAAAGTAATCCAGTAATAAAAGTGCCATGGCATCATGAATACAATATTTTGGGGGAAAAGGGTGAACCAAAGACAGAAGGGTCATCTGTTTTGTTTTATGAAAAAGAGAAAGACGCATTTGCCGACACTTTTTTCAAAAAAAGAGCGGACCAATATTTAAAAGATGTGAAAGATGGGGAGGACAGTTTTTTCTTTTCCAAAATGTGGGTTCAAGGAATCAGTGTCTTTCCAAGACTTATCGCGCACGATCTGTGGTTTATTTCGGAATGGCATTCGTTCTTTCAAAAATTAACTGACAAATTAGGGTGGGGCACCTTGTTGATGACTTCTTTTATATTGTTCCCCATCTTTATGGGTTTTTTCTCTGTGTTTAATGCAATCTTCGCCTTTGTGTCGTGGGGAGAAAGCGTAATCGCGTTATACAGGCAGTTGTATATACAAAAAGACATCAACGCAGCTGTTGAAAACCCCGATAAAGACATCGATTGCTCTGTCCAAACCATTATAAAAAATCTGATTATTCTATTTTTGTATGCATGTATTGTGCCTATTATTGGGTTGTTGACATTAATACCAACATTAGGTTGGCTCGCGATGTCTTTGTTGATTGCCCCAGTATACGCGCTATTTCTTCCTTTTAAAATACAAGGATTTATTGTTCCAAATGATATATTGCCTGGCGAAACCAGTGACAATGAACCCAAGACAAAAAACATGCAGAAAGAATTTGACTACGTCGGAGTCTTTTTAAGCAACATCTATTCTTATTCAGGGGGGTATTTGGCGTTCTTTTCTGTCATATATTCTATTATCGCTGGATTAAAACAAGATGTATATTCGTTTATTGGTTGCATTGTTGCGGCCCTCATTATTTTTGGTGGACTTAAATGGTATAAATCTGCTGCACCAGATATACAGGTCCCCGAAAGTGGTGGAGGAGGAGTCACATCACCTCCTGTTGCAGTTTCCACAACGACCCCTGCGGTTGATCCACTCGATGTTGTCCAATCTGTCAACCAAAGTGGTGCATCTACAACACCTGGTGCATAAACTGTTATAACGCCTGTTGTCGAAGAAACTGACCCGCTTCTTGGTGCTTCCGCAGTCAATCAAAGTGGCGCAAGTAAAGGCGTCGCCTCCTCTCGCCGCAATAAAAGCTCTAGAAAACGTTAACTCGTTGTATATAATTATATAAAGGTAACTACCTAAATATATAATTATAACTTCATCTATGTCCACTCCTTTTGTCAGCATCTGTACTCCGACATTTAACCGTCGCCCATTTATCCCCCACTTGATTGCGGCAATCGAGTTACAAACCTATGACAAAACATGTATTGAGTGGGTTATCGTCGATGACGGGACTGACAAGATTGAAGACCTGGTATCAAAAATCCCTTATGTAAAATATTTCAAGTATGATAAACAAATGACCCTAGGAAGAAAGAGAAACTTAATGCATACGTTTTGCCGAGGCGACATTATTGTCTATATGGATGACGACGATTATTACCCATGTGAACGGGTCTCGCATGCAGTATCTATGCTTCTGGCCGCGCCTGCCTCTATTTTATGTGCAGGTTCCAGCGCGCTACATATTTATTTCGACCATATAAAGCAGATCTATCAATTTGGTCCATACAAAGAAAATCATTCTACTGCGGCCACGATGGCGTTCAAGAAGGAACTCTTGAAGATAACCAAATACGACGAGACCAACGCGGTAGCAGAAGAGCAGCATTTTTTGAAGAACTATACAATTCCACTAATACAGTTGGACCCATTAAAGACGATTCTGGTGTTTTCGCATATCCACAACTCGGTGGATAAGAAGAAACTATTGGAATCCCCGAACAAATATGTGAATTTGACAACGCTGGCGCCAGAACACTTTATCGATGGTCCAGGGGCGCATGCCGCGAAAGAGTTTTACGTGAATCAATTGAACAAGGTGTTGGCGACCTATAATTTAGGGTCCACCAGTTTTAAACCAGATTTGATGAACCAAATTCAAAAAATAACAGATCAAAGGAAGAAAACAATGGCGCCTCTACAAGAGATGCATGACAAGATGCAAGAGATGCGGTTGGGTTATGAGTTAGTCATAGAGAAAAAAGACATACTGATTAATGCGCTGATAAAACAGAACAAAGAGTTAAAGGCGAGACTAAGCGAAGCACTGTTAAGCGAAGTATAAGCGACTTTGTAAGCGAAGCACTGTTAAGCGAAGTATAAGAAACCGTGTAAGAAACCGTGTAAGAAACTGTGTAAGAAACTGTGTAAGCATTGTAAAAAACAAATAATAACACCTACCCAAAAAGTATTTAAAGATAATGCCTGATACTTAGTTATAACGCAGTTCAATCAAAGGGATGGAGTTTTATGACGATGCATTTGTAGAGGATTTCTTGGGCTTGGGTGGGTCATACGCGAATGGAGGCGCCGCCGCAGCTGCTTCGCATAGTCGCAAAACTGGGTTTGAAACAGTTGACCCGCATTATCACAAGATGAAAACCAATGTCCCAAAGTATAACTCAAAGGGGGTGCAAAAAGGGTATGAAACAGTAGAGTGCTACTCGACTCCCCATGGCGACTCGCGCATCAGAGACGCGATTTCAGGAGAATATACAAGGTACGTAGTGGGATCCAAAGCGCAATCACTTTTTTTCAAAGTAATCGTGGCCAAGGGGGAATCACCCAGAGGTCCGATCCATTTATATTATTATACTCCAGAGATGTATGAGAGGCATCAAAAGTGCCAGATCTCGGAAGAATCTAAGGAGAATTGGCGAGCGAGGCAAGAGCAAATTAGAGAGGAACTTGGATTGTAAAGATTTATATAAAACGTGTTTTAAGTTTATATAAATAAGAATTTAGCGACGATGTCGTCGGGTTCTTCTACGCGTAACGCGGCGTTTTCTACGGCGTTTGGTATGAGTAGGTTTTCTACGGGTGCGTTTACGTTTTGTCCCGCCAATTGCGTCGCTTTCGTCATCAGGAGTAGCGCTATCAGCGGGCGTACCACTTAAAATGAGCGTCTCGCTTTCATCATCAGGAGTAGCGCTATCAGCGGGCGTACCACTTAAAATGAGCGTCTTGCTTTCATCATCAGGAGTACCGCTATCAGCGGGCGTACCACTTTCTTCATCAACAGGCGTGCCTTTTGGACCATTCGTTTTTTTAAAACTAGGAACAAATTTATATTTGCCAAATGGATCAGAAGGCCGTTTTGTTCGGTGCATTGCTTTTACATTTGGTGCATTTTCTGCGAAAAACCTACTACGTGGCACACCAACTTTAACAGGGGTTTGTGGCGCACCAGAAGAAATAATTTGATTGTATTCACTTAAAATTCCATCGCCCATCAAGTGTGTTTTCGCCATATCTAAATAATATTTTAATGGGTTACGACCAACCCCCACCATAACGGTACCATCTTTCTTGTTTTTCTTAAAATTGCCTTTTAAAATATTGTAATCTAACTCCATTGCGACAATTTCTCCCAGCGCTTCCATTATTCGTTCACTGGTGTTCAAATTCAATGAAGTTAACTTCATTAATTTGTCTTTAATCTGTTTGATTTTATCAAATTTTGTATCATGTACGTATTGACTTAGTTCGGCGTTAAGCGCGTCCATCGTTATCACTTGTCCAAAATCAATAATTTTTGATTTATGCGTAACAGGATTTATCAAGACGTTGCTTGTGTGCAGGTCTCTATGCACTACTCCGCACTTCATCAAAACCAATATCGACGCGCAAATAGAAGGCAAACAATTTGGGTTGCGTCCCGATTGTTCGAACGTGATTAAAGTTGAGTCAATTAATTCCATAGTGTACATCCCTATTGCAAATCCATTTTCTAACCAAGACAACGCGTAATGTTTGTAAGGGTCATCTTGAGTAAATAGTTTATCAATAAATATTCTGGAGGTGCTAGCATCTAAAACTCTGCCATCTGTCAAAATAGGGCAAACCATTGCGTAACCTTTCTCCACGCTATTTATCCAAATATATTGTTGCGTCTTTTTTTCAGTTTCAAACGCGGCGCTCGATATCGGGTGTTTAACAAAAATATTTTTAGGGGTCTCAGGTATTGTCAACACAATTCCATATCGGATTATAAAACAAAACTTTATTGCAAAACAAGTAACAGGGTCTTCATTTTCATCTACAAAATCAGAAGCATCTTTTGAAACGACTATTTTAAACACAATTGAAAATTTTGAACCAACAGACAAAATTTCAAATGACACGACGCCTCCGATTAATTTTAAAATGTGTGGCAATAACTCGTAAGTTTCAGGATTTTTTATGCTGTGTCGGATTTCTGGTTTTAATTTGTACCCACCTTTTTGCTTTCTCGTCTTTTGCCCCCTCGCCATAACATAATTACATATTTTTAATTTATATTAATACTAAATAGATTCAGACCATGCACTGATCGTCTAAACACACACACTGTTAGAGTTTGCATAAATAAATAAGTTGTGTTTAACGACGCTTGCGTTGGGTTCGTTTTCTACGCGTTCTTTTTCTACAGCGTTTGGTATGAGTAGGTTTTCTACGGGTGCGTTTACGTTTTGTCCCGCCATAAACGGGACCTGTATACGGTTTTTTACTAGTGTGTTCGGCCGATCCCTGGTCGATTGCAGTGACATTCGCTTCATTAATTTTCATCCATGCGAGATAAATTAAAATTACTATATTTTTTTGTTTTGCGAAATCTATATATCCTCTATAAGGTTCAGGTCTATTTTCCTCAGAGTACATGTTTAAAAATAAATGCGCGATTGTATTAATTTTTTCTAACGCTTCGATGATGTTCGTGCTAGTATAGTTAATTGATGCAGATGACGCTTTTAGTGCTTCATAATTTTCGCAAAACAAATTGAAAGTTTCTCGTTTATCTTCATCAACATTTTCATCTATAACATATCCTTTAAACCTTTCAATCATACGAGAATTTATTGTTTCACCAAAGTCAAGAATTTTAACATCTGGTTGTGCACCCATTTTATGTTCAGTGACCATAAAATTTTCAGGATTTGGATCCACCATTATCACTCCGCGCTTGGACATATATAAAATTATTGCAAGCATTTGTGGCAAATATTTCACCAACTCATCTGGGATGCCATCTTTTTTACTCTGCGCTTCGCTCAGTGCCGCACTCAAAGATCTAAACTCTGGACCCAATAATTCCATCACTATTCCTCCAAATGAACACCCATACTCGATCCACTTTGTCAAATATTTTTTGTACATTTCAGGCGCACCAACAACAAACGCATTTGCTTCATCCCGTGACCATATTTTTTTAGAATAAAAACGTGGCGCGATAATGTGTAATCCATCTTCACTTGACACAAGACTATGCGCAAAACATTCTTCTTCAAATTCTATTTCAGACGTAGTTGTTTTTCCACGCGGTTCATCACCTATTTTTGGGCGCGTTTCTTTTTTTTCTTCGCTTTCAGGCTCGTCTAGGATAAACACAATTTTTAATGCAAACACGATATTTGAAGTTAACGTAACTTTAAACACAATAGAATGTCTTGAATGGTCCGATATTATTTCAATGTTTTTAATTGGGTCAGACGCAGTTTTTAAAAAAAAATCGCGATCATCCATATTATATTATTACAAGTCAATTTTTATAATACAAAATCTCTCTCTACAAAACCATTTCTTCCTCCACCATTATTTCATCCACTATTTGATCATCCTCAAACTCTACATCTTTGGAATATTTGTCTAAATACCGATAGATTCGATTTACATCCAACTTGGTGACACCAAATGGTTCAAGCAATTTCAGTATTTGTGTTTCATCATCTTCATGAGCAATTTTTAAATGAAGGAAGAAACCAAGAACATCTTTCTTGTCCATCCCTAAAAGAGAGCACAACGATTGAATAAAAATAGTATTGTTATACTCGGTCGAGTATTTTGTCAGAACTTTGGTGAACCTTAATTCCGAAGAGTTTCCTAAAGAAAAGGCGAGCGTGGGGATAGGCGCGGACGCGAAGGTGTGAGCCCCAGAAAAACAATCATGAAACAACTTGTTGTTTTTAAATGTCTTAATCAGCGAGCTCAGTTCATTAAACTGCCATATCTGTTTTTGAAACGTGATGCGGTCAATATAGTCTGCCAAGCACATGTTCTCCAGCGCGTTCAAATAAAAGGGCAGCGAATCTTTCTTTTGCATTTTTCCTAAATAATCTACAATATTTTCGTGCCAAAGCAGTCCCACAATAGTTCTATCTGTTTCGTTCATCACATTCAAGTGCTCTTCAATCTCATATTTGTTATGAATCAACTTTTGTGTGATCTTCTTCGCATCATCATTATTTGTCATCCGCTGAAACACACTATCAAACATATCTGTCCGCAGCGCCCCTGCATTATTCTTGTAAATGGACACAATATGTTTTAGTTTACGTATATCCCCTTGTGCGTATTGAACCGCATTTTCTGTAAGTTCAAGAGAATTCGTGTTAGGTAGAAACGCATTTAACAATGCAGTCATTTCCCCTGTTGTCGGGCGCTTCAATTCGACTACTGTGCACACTTTCATAAGTTCCTTGATCTTTTTATCCATATGGTAGTTCCCGATACAAATGATCGGAATAGTGGTGATCTCTTCGGTCTGCTGTTTTTTTGTCTTCTTTGGTCTTATCAACTTGATCAGCGTATTAATTCCTCCTTTGTCCCCATTGTTCATCCCATCTATCTCATCCATGATGATTGCAATCTTTTTGTTCTTTTTGTTAAAAAGCGACATCACGTTCTTATTCGACATGTTGTGTTTGGTAATGTTGTCAATCACTTGTTTGTTTCGGATATCTCCTGCATCATATTTGATCACATCGTACCCCAATTTGGTCAGCACATCTACCGCGAACGAGGTTTTGCCTACCCCAGAGTCGCCATAGATATATATACCCTTTTTTACCAAGCAATTGTTTTTTTCTTGATCACATTTTTGCAATGCCTCCTCGATTTGTCGGACTTCACCGATGCGGTTTAAATGATAAGTATAATCGACAGTGGGGTGTCTGGAATGGGTGGACTGTGAATTGTAAATAGAGGTCGAATCGTGTCTGGAATGGGTGGGTTGTTGCATCGTGTATAAAGATGGGGTGCGATATATATAAGGAGGGGTTCTTTTTATGTGGATTATACTCACATCGTTGTTTCGTTGTTTCTTATTTTCTTCCTTTAATTTGACCTTTGAATCAATTTAAAGGAAGAAAAGGATTATGATTTTTAAGGGATTCTGGTTAATCCGAAGTGTCCTCCTCACATGGGTCTGCCACGCCATACGTGATTCCATCCCACGCGATAGGTCCGACCTCCGCATTCTTGCTGCATTTTTGTGCCCATCTTTTTTTGTTGCACGCGCCATCTGAGCCGGTATAAGCGTCTTGGGTGAAATCCATCGTATTATCATCGTCAGTTGTAGGGATGTTGCAAGACCCCAACTTTTTCGCGTTATAACAGGCAGACCCATCGGTGCCCAAGTCTACCCAATAGTCAGGACAATCCCCCAAAATAGGTGGCCACGCCTCAGACTTTATCGATTGTTTCATAATGACCCCGATAAACACAAGAGATATAATAAGCAGGATCACTCCTGCTGCAACCACTGCTTTTTGAAATCCGTCCATATGTATTATAAATATATATTTTATAAGTATTCAAAGATGTCTGAGTATTTCAAAGAAAGTATTTAAATATTTTCTATTTAGTTATATTATATTATATAACATTACACCATGAACCATTCGACCCAATCAGATAGAAGCAGTAACGGGCGGGTAAACCTCCTTGCACAACCTAAAACAACAGACCTATTCGCCATGTATGACAAGATCCCGTCTAACCAACCTAGCAGTTTTAGGGAACCCACTTTAGGATTGTGGGACGACACGCAATTGTCGCGCCTCTTTTTCTCCAAAGAAAATGTCGCCATCTTGCAAAATGGAATTCGTTATGGCGTGTTTCGCGCATCTAAAGGACAATACACCGTAGACAACCAAGACATTGACTCATTGAAAATCGTGATGCGAAGCATCTTCCTTCAACATTCTGCTAACATGTCAAACAATATAACAGAACAAATAACTGAACTCAATGACCTGGTCTTGCAATATGCGGTAAAACAAGTCTATGGCGAGGCACAGGGTTACATTAAGTATTTGGAAGACGCAAGCACCATGTACACACCTATCGCGCCACCTATGATGTCTTCCACCAACGACAAACAACTGTTCCTTAAATCCTTTTTTTAAACCTTATTACTTACTTAAACCTTATTACAACAAGTGGTCGCCATTCTTTTTTTCAGACGCCTTAATGCTACCGATGTAGCGCCAACCCCTGCGCCAGGTACATACCTGTTTTCAATATCTGTTTGGGCATTGGTGATCTGTCTTCTATACCTGGTTATCCCAACTCCTGACCCCACGTTTCTTTTGTAGAAAAACCCAGGAAAATTCGTATTTTTACCATACCATAAACTACCATAACTCATCTTGTATTAAGATATCATAATATAAAAATAAAAAAGAGGCTTTCGCCTTTTGATAGACTATATTATGATATTACATTACACTTATACCTGATTTACACTTGTTGTCGCTTATCGCTTATCGCTTTAAGCAGAAACCTTCTTTACCTTTTTGATAATCTTCGTCACAGAAGATTTCTTCACCGGTGTATTGGACAGCGCCGCGGCACGCTCTTCTTTGTGCACAAGATACGCCCCCCTAAGTGTCGCCAATTCATTCAACCACATTCTGTCTAAAGGTGTGCTCTTCATGATATCCAGTTCTTGTGTCTTGTCTCCATGCTCTCTTCTTAACCTTATCACATTCTCTTCCGTCACACTATCCATCGGCATCTTGGTCAAGTACTTGTAATCGCGTTTCACGTCATCTTCATCCATTCGGTCATACCCTTTGCTCTCCAACATACTGATCACTTGTTCTTTGGTCTTCTTCCTTAGATCTACACTTCCCTCCAAATTTTCATTGATATACTTTGCTTTGTTTGAAAGCAGTGTTAGTTCCTTCTCTAGTGCGTTAACCACATACTCTTTGCGCTTACCATATATCTCCATTCTCTTGACAAAGTAATCTTCAATAATGCTTTCCACGGTATCATATTTCTTCAACTTGTCATCGTAATCGAACAAGTGCATGTTTGTCGCGCTAGCACTGGTGCTTAGCTTGAGCAACTTATCTACACCATTGCACCCATTGTCATGCTTGATTGCCTCCAGTTCATCTAGTTTGCCCTTGTAGAAATCGACGGTGACATCCACCACTGTGTCATTACTATTGTGCTTGCAATCCTTCACTAGCGGTGGGATCTTCTTCCCCTCTTTATTTACAACAGGTTCCATCAATGTTTCTAGAAGTTCTTTCAAGTCTTGTGTCCAATACCCCACAGGCAGTTCTGTAATACGGATTTTGTCTGGCCCGATTTTCTCATAGACCCCTTTGATCAAATACTTGTTGTGCGCAGTCTTCTGGATGCTACCTTTGAAACCATCATAGTAAGGAATTAGTTCCGTCGATTCTCCGCTTGTATCTCCTGTGAGCTTTCTAGTCAAGTATTCGATGATATCTAGAGGGTCGTAGCACATAATGTCAGTGCTAAACCCAGTACCAATACCTTTGGACCCATTAACCAGAATCATAGGAATAATCGGGGCATAAAACAGGGGTTCCACCAACGTGCCATCGTCATCCAAGTACTGCAGCACTTTGTTGTCTACTTCAGGGTAGATCAACTTGGCAATCGTTGTCAACCTAGTAAAGATATACCTGGGACTTGCACTATCTTTTCCACCTAACAACCTGGTCCCCATCTGCCCATCTGGGTACAACAGATTGATATTGTTAGACCCTACAAAGTTTTGTGCCATGCCTACAATTGCTTGGTTCAAACTCTCTTCGCCATGGTGGTAACAAGAGTGCTCCGAGACATACCCAGAGAATTGAGACACTTTGATGCTAGTAGTCAAGTTGCGCTTGAAAGCAGAATACAATATTTTGCGCAAACTGATCTTCAACCCATCCATCAAGTTGGGGATACTTCGGTCACAATCGTACTTGGAGAAGTGGATCAGTTCTTTATCGATGAACTCTTCATACCTAACAGTAGGCGCACTGGTATCCAAATAGGACTTGCGATCATACACTTCTAACCAATCCTTGCGATCATCCGATCTCTTCTTGTTAAACACTTTGTCGATCGAGTCATCGCTGATAACACCATTGTAGACAAACCCAACCATCTTCTTCTCTGCAAAGTACTCGCTAAACTCTTTCTTAGTGCTAGTGCCTAACCCTTTGTAGTATTTTACTGTCCACGAATTGGAACTCAAACCAGTTTCATTCTGTGCCTCTTTCCATTGATCATATTCACCTTGATTATAGAAAGACTTGGATTGTGACCCTTTGACTGCTTTCAATATAGGAGTATTCATGAACCCGATAAACCCATCGATCCTAGTAAGAGAAGGCCACTCACACTGGAACAAGTTTATGCATAATGCCTTGATATGACTGCCATCTAAATCTTGATCTGTCATAAAGAGAACGCGACCATACCTAAGGTTAGTGGCGACATCTTCCAAGTTCGTATACTCTTTGTCTGATTCAAGTCCCAAGATCTTTTTCAGATCAGAAATTTCCTTGTTCTCCGCAATCTTCTTGACTGGTTCGCCTCGGACATTCATCATCTTCCCTTTGATTGGGTAGACACCAAATATGTTTCGATCTTCTGACGACAACCCAGAGAGACACCCCGCCTTGGCAGAATCTCCTTCTGTGATAAGAAGTGTGCACTCAATAGACCTATCGGTGCCTGCATAATTGGCATCTTCTAACTTGGGAATACCACGAATGTTTTTGCTCTTGACGCCATCGGTTTTCTTGCACGCCTTGATCTCTTTGATTTCAGTCAGCGCACAGGCCGCCTCCATCACACCCATCTTTGCTACTTTCTCTATGAACTTGTCGCTAACGACACAGGATGACCCAAACTTGTTGGAAGGGGTATTCATGAAATCTTTGGTCTGACTGTCAAAGGAGGGGTTCTCGACATCGCAACGTAGGAACAATATGATCTGCTCTTTGATACTAGATGGGTTCACTTTCACCTTCTTTTTGGTCTCGATGTACTCTACTAATTTGCGCGTGATCTGACCAAGTATATAATCTACATGCTTACCACCTTTGCTAGTGCTGATCCCGTTTACAAAGGAGACTTGCATAAACTCATGGTTTGGAGATATGGCGACCGCATACTCCCAACGAGGCGAAGCATCTTCATAGACTCTTGGCGCGGTCGACTTGTCACCAATATAGAGGTCAACATATTGTTGGAAGTTCTTGATCGGGACAATCTCGCCATTATACTTTACTTTGATGTTTTTGTCTGTAATGGCGGCAATGTCGTAGACACGCTTTTTCAGGAGCGCAAACATATCGGGTGTCAACCCCTCGATGCCAAATCGAGCATAATCTGGTTTAAAGACAATTTTGGTATATGGTTTTGTCTTGCACTTGGTAATAGTGGGAGGACAGATCTCATCTAGATTGCTCTTGAACTCTTGTGTATACTTGAGACCACGGATATGGTCCACTGTTTCTACTGAACCGTAGGTGGACCAGATAAGAACAAGTTTGAACCCAAACCCATTTTTACCACCTACAATCTTTTTCTCGGTCTTGTCATAATTGGTAGAGGTTCTTAGATGCCCAAAAATCATCTCGGGGATCCAAATGCCCGACTCAGGGTGTTTAGCGACGTCGATACCGTTACCGTCGTTAATCATGGTGATAGTACCATCTTCTTGAACTTGAACTTCAATGTTGGATACTGGGAGGAGGATGCTTGGGTCTGCTTGGCCACCGCGCGCATCTATGGCGCTTTGCTGTCTGACGACATGGTCTCTGCAGTTGACGACACCCTCGTCGAATAGTTTGAATAAACCTGAAATATAAACGATATTTTTCTCATAGATGCGCGCATTTGCTTCGTCCAACAACCACATCTGAGCATCTACATTCTCGATCGACCCGATATAAGTGTCAGGGTTATCTAAGATGTGTTGCTTGTCCGTTTTTTGCTGGTATTTGTTGGACAGATCTTGTGCTTCTGTGGCAGTAGTAGTAGTAGTAGTGCTAGTGCTCATATTATAAGATATAAGGTATAAGGTTTTAAAGAAGGTTGAATGATATATTGATATGTTCCGTTGTGTTTAAATGGATTTCAATTTTTTATTTATTTGTTTATTTGATATAGGGGGGCATATAAAGAAAAAACAATTTTAAAATTCATTTAAACATTGCACACCATATAATGGTAACCTTCTCTACCAAAACCATCTACTAAAACAAACAATCCAACCCAATGTTGATCCAACCATTTTTACCTGCAAATATCCCTAAAGCACGGTTGCTCCAGTTTCAGAACATGTACGCATTATCTGTTCTTACTCGCGTCATGAAAGGATTGTTTGATTTCTACTTTTATGACAACTACGTAAGCATTATTGAGAGTTATAGGTTAATTCTTTACTACGTGACATTTGACATGTTGTTTTGCGAGAAAATCATGTACGTTCACCACACTTTTTGTTGGGCTTTAGCATGTGTATACTTTAAAAATCTGGAAGCGTCTTATGAAGCGAAAGATTTTTGTGCGTTTGTGTTGACAACCGAAATAAGCACATACTTTTTAACATGGCGCTCCATATTAGAATACATGAAGCATTTGCATATATACATAAAAAAAGTGTACGACGCGCTCACTGTCCTTTTTTCGCTTACATTCTTTTACTTTCGTTTCTATATTTTAATAAATGCGTTGCAAATGGAGCAATACACAGAATTCCTTTTCGCGATGAGTCGGTTCGACAGCGTCGTTCTCCAAATCGGGTTAAATGGGTTGCTACTACTCAACATCTACTGGGGCAGATTAATACTAAAAATGTGTTATAGAATGGTCTACCCTAAAAAACGAGATGAAAGAGTGATTGAGTAAACCTACAAACCTATAAACCTATAAATCTGTACAATATACATACATACATATATACAAACAATGCCTTTGAAAAACATGGGAAAAGCAAGCTCTCCTGCTGCGTACATTATTAAGCAAACATCATATGGAAATTATAATGCAAGATGCCCTCCTTTAATTGTCTTTAAACCAAGCACAGAAACAACGATACAACGCGTTTCGCGGCGCCTGCAATTAATCACCCAGAGTGGTCGAATCATCTTTGTAAATCAAGCAATAAACTATTTAGGAAGAACCGAAGGGCAAAGTGGGGGTAGTGGAGCCCCTCCTAGAAATTGATTGATTGATAAAGACGATGTCTACGATAAGAACAACATACCAAAATAAATATATTTTCTTGGCATATTGTATAATGGCTCGTTACACAAAAAGTTCTGATGGTAGTTACCACATCCATGGTAAAAAGTTTATGGTTCTAATTGGAACCCGTGCCCAAGTTTGGCATGGAACTGCGTACAAAACCTCTGGGGGATTAAAGAAGGAACATTTGATGCAGAACAAGTCTGGTCGTATTGTTTCCGAGAAGAAGCACCAGTCTGCCAAGCGCGAAAACCGTCTCCTTAAGCATGGGTATGGCACCAAGAAGGGCAAGTTTGGGTGGATCAAGACAGGTTCTAAGAAGCACCGATCCAAGAAGCATAGAAAGAGCATGCGTGGAGGGATGAACTCTTCTGACAATACTCATTCTAGTAGTTCATCTGTCTCTGGTAGTAGCAGCACTGATAGCAGCGCAAACATGCAAAAAATCATGCAACAAATGCAGGCGAACCAGAGTGGGTCCACTTCTACTAACACCAAGTAAACTAGTAAACTGGTAAACTAGGTAATCCAGTAAACTAAGCAAACCGATAAATTCTATACTGTAATATATAACCAATGTGGATCGCATTTAAAAAAAGGACATTGTTTGAAGACCTTGTTATGATGATTGTCATCACATTTGTGCTATATTCCACATGCGGTTCTCACGAAAGAGACCCCGACGACAAATACATGTCTCGGTATGAGGGATTATGTATGACCCCTTTGTATATAAGCATCCCTATTGCTATTTTGATCGTATTGATCTTCCGCCACAAAAAATAATTAATATCCAACGCATAAGTATTTAAAGATTACATTTAAATACATATAATACACAATAAGTCAGATATATGTCCATTTTGTCCAAAAATTATTTCGCCAATGCCTCGACAGGGAATAGCGGGAATGTGCTGATATTAAAGACAGTGCAGATTGCGCCATTCAAGACACTTGTGGCCGCGCTAAAAGACATTTTATTAGAGACCAACATGACATTTAAAGAAGACGGAATCCGGATCATTAATATGGACAAGTCACATACAGTGTTGGTGCACCTCAGTTTAGACGCATCCAAGTTTGAACAGTACGAATGCAAAAAGGAGAAAATCATTATTGGGCTCAACATGGTGCATTTTTTCAAATTGATTTCCTCTAGCGACAACGAAGAGACCCTTTCGATCTACATTGAGAACGCGGATTATGTCGACGGGATTGTTTCGAACTTAACCATCAAATTTGAAAACGGGGATATCAAACAGTGCCGAACACTAAAGTTGCGACTGATCGAACCAGAACCAGAAGAGTTGGAGTACCCCGATGTAAAGTTTTCATCTATTATCAATCTACCCTCCTCCGATTTTCAAAAAATCATTCGAGACTTGTCCTGTATCAGCGACAAACTAGAAATCAAATCAGTGGGGGGCGAACTGATTTTCAAGTGTGTCGGGGGGTTTGCCACCGCGGAGATACATCGCGCCGAGGCCGATGGTAGCATGAAATTTATTGAAAAGCAGGACTCTACCAAAATCAATCAAGGCGAGTTTTCGCTTAAAAACTTGGGATATTTTATTAAATGCACCAACCTATGTCCACAAATTGAAGTATATTTAGAAAACGACCTTCCGCTAGTTGTCAAGTATAATGTCGCAACTTTAGGGCATATCCAATTGTGCCTCGCGCCTCTGCCTGGTTCATCTTAGAACAATACGTCGTCCTTATTTTGCAATATTATATTATATTATATTATATGTCAAAATATTCTAGAACATACAGTGATTATCTAAGTGCAAAAAATTGTTGCACGCCAGGGCCAGCAGGACCCGCTGGAGCTACTGGAACTCCTGGTCCAATCGGTCCCAAAGGAGAACCTGGACAATTTGGTGGGCCCACTGGTGACACTGGTCCAACAGGTGCCAAAGGATCTACTGGAGCCACAGGAGCTACAGGAGCTACTGGTCCAATCGGTCTTCAGGGCGCTACTGGTCTTCAGGGCGCTACTGGCATTACAGGCGCCACTGGAGCCACTGGAGCCACTGGTTCAATTGGTCTTCAGGGTGCTACAGGTGCTACAGGCGCTACAGGCGCCACTGGGGCAACAGGGTCACAAGGACTTGTTGGTGCTACAGGTGCCACTGGGGCAACAGGGTCACAAGGACTTATTGGTGTTACAGGAGCTACAGGAGCTACAGGAGCAACAGGGTCGCAAGGACTTATTGGTGAAACAGGTGCTACGGGAGCTACAGGGTCACAAGGACTTGTTGGTGCTACGGGAGCTACTGGAGCTACTGGAGCAACAGGGTCGCAAGGACTTATTGGTGAAACAGGTGCTACTGGGTCACAAGGACTTGTTGGTGAAACAGGTGCTACTGGAGCTACAGGTGCCACAGGAGCAAATGGTGAACCTGTCCCTATTTATTACTATTATTCACAACCTGGCACTACATCCTGGTCATTTAAATTGTCGCAGACAGATTTTGGTCAGATGTTCAATTATCACATCTATTCAAGCACTGGTCCTGGTCCAGATTATAGAGAGACCAATTATGGTCAGTATGGGGTGACACTAGTTGGAGGGTCATTGATCTCTATGGCGAATATGTCCCCATCCAATGTCGGGGGCACAGGTTATCCATCAGATGGGTTTTGGATATATGGGACAGGGGTCGCATTTCCGATCACTGTATACAAGGATGGAACCACATTCAACGCATTCAATTCTTATTATTGCGACATATTGAATACGGCAGGAAAAACAGATGGTATGACAGGGGTAAGCATCACCAATTTTGTAGGTGGGTTTAATGGAGCAAACCTCCCGTCGAATTATGTCTATGTTTCGACTGGGTATACCGCGGCTTCTCCTGCGACAGTCGCGACCATGGTGATTTCTCCTAAACAATGGTAAAAGAAGAACCTATATGGTGTATAATAAATTCAATTAATCGAATTAATTGAATTTATTGAATTAATTGAATTCATTGAATTAATTGAATTCATTGAATTAATTGTCTTTTATACAAAGTTATAAAAAGTTAGGGTTGGGAATAATAGACACTGGAATATGCGAAGTGACATCAAACGAAATATCTTTAACTGCATTTTTTGCCTGATTTAAGGCAGCATTCGCGGAGCCTGTCGCGCTATTTAGAACCAATGTCACTCCCTTTGTAAGATCATTCACTACATCCGCACCAAAAAAGTTTGCGTCGATAGAAGGAATTTCAGGGATATAATCTTCTGGTATCTTTAAATTGTTCACTTCATCCAATCCGCTAAATGGTTCTAACCCCACGGTGGATGTAAATACGCAACTTAAGATATTTGGTTGTTTGGGCAACATTTGAGGGCAGAGAAGCAACCCCACTGCGACCTCCACGTCTGTTTTTTTCAAAAAATGGATGATTTTGTTAAACACGTTCTTGGCACGTTCTACCCCCACTGTTTTTTTAAGCGCGTTGTAAACAGGGGCGCAAGAATTATTCCAGACACTTGGAGTTTTGGGAAGTTTCTCTGCAAGATCGTCTGCTCCTGGCGCTTCGGTGTTAACATTCGCAAGCGCATCGGTCTTACTGAGAGCTACTGGGATAGCGAGCGGGGCAATCAATAGTTGCAACAAAGAATATTTGAATTGTTTGATAAAATAATACGCTTTGATATTCCCGTTCGAATCAATGGACGCAGTAATAGATCCACCAAACAATAAATCTTGGTTATTCAACAAGGGAATAGAAATATTATTAAGATTGATCCCTGCGCCACCATAGGTGAATTGAAGCGCTTCCAATTGAATTGTCAACCCGGCCACCAACTTGGACAAGGTAAAAGACAACACTTTTGTGCCAGAATTCACAGAGACATCTCCCAACCCAAAAGTAATACCATATGTTTTTGTTGCGGAAATCTTGGTAGATGTCTCCACGTTTGGGATTAACTTGTATTTAAATTTTAACACCGTTTCGTCCAATGTAAACAAATTTACTTGTGGTGTATTCAATTCATCGATATACATTTCGTTCAATCGTTTATCAAAATCAGGTATAAATGTTGAAATACATATTTTTTTTCCAAGGACGCGACGGCAGGCACGTATTTTGCGAACGCTTGGTGGTCCACATACCAGAGGCCACTCTGGGTTAACTGCATCATTGCACCCTTTTTTTAAATACGGGAATTTATTAATGGTATACCCAGGCAGATCAAACGATATTCTAGGAATGGTGGCACCGAACCCCAAACTATCTGTGATGTTTTTAGAATATTGTTTAGATATAGAATATTCTTCCTCCGTCTTGTATTCTTTTACCGTCATTTGGGAAGAATTATAAGTTTGAACATCCCCGCTTATCAACGTGGAAGTTATTTTAGTGTCTGTGACGATATCATAGAAAGGGATTATATCTACAACGCCAAATTCGATAAGACTTAACCCGCACGCTGGTTTTGGTAGAGTAGAAATGTTTGACATATTTGTATACTATTTGCAAACATAATCTATATTACCATTTTTTTAATTGGGATTTCGATGTACTGTATCTCTTTAACAGTCCCCACATATTTTTGGTGCCTCATAATACGTAACAGAAATATTAAGTTCTCTTGTTGCGTCAGTGATAAATGTATTATGTGAAATCAATTCGACACCTTTCATCGCTTTTATTATGTACTTTTTTTCCGTTTCTGATACTGTTTTGCGGTCGCATGCATTGCAAGAAACAAGTTTTGCACGTTTATCATAATTGTATACACGTTTGCTTTGGGTGTTGATTGTCGAAAAGGTTGCGCTCTTATTTTTGTAATTGTAAAGCATGCCTTTTGTCAATATTATATACTGATGTTATTTTTATGTAGTTTTCAGCAATATAACTTCATTTGCAATATTTTTGTATAATATAATAATATAATAAGGCGGACATGTCGGAACCATTTACTATACCAACACAACCTCCGTCTAGTTTAGGGCATGCACCTACCTCGACCCACACCTCAAACAATACAAATAATGCTTACACTACTTCTGCGATCACTGGGTTAAATAATTTGTCCAATGTTCTTCTTCCTTCTGTTCAAATACCTGGGTCTACTGCAGGTCGGACAGGCACAGGGACCACGTTTGGTGTAAAAAACGTTCTACAAATTAATAACACGATTGAAGTAGAAAATTATGGCGATACTGGCGCCACTGGAACATTCATGCATCGAACATTTATAGACAACGCAAACATTCATTTAGGGTGGTCTGGTGCACCTGGGTCTGCGGGACCTACCGCTGGTCAATATGGTCCCACTGGGTTTTATGGTAACATAAACCTGCGAACAATCAATGGAACCACTTTTTCGTTTAATTCCCTAAATGCAAATACTATCAATGTCGCGGCGACCGACGCAAACAACACCTATTTCCCATTATTTGCCCAATCGCTTACCAACACACAGACAATCTATGGTGACACTGGTGCTGGTCAACAACTCACCTATAACCCATCGACCGGTACACTCTCCGCCATCACGTTTGATGGAAATGCCACTACTTCTACACTGTCTTCCAAGTCAGATAAATTGTTGTTGACAGAAGATTCTGCAAATATAGAATATGTGGTGCCTTTTTTCCAAAAACCCCCTGCCGCAGTTCCAACAAACGTGACATTTGTTGATCAGTCACTGTATTATTACAACGCGCTAGGTCCATACACTGTGCAAATGGCGATCAATGATGCACAAACAAGAATGATTACCGCAGGGGACACCAACGATAGCGTGTATTGGTATTCTAGAGCTTCTAATTTAGTCTCGTGGTCCGCTGGGACGCAAATATTTATCGGTGCCCCTGGCGCCCGTCATTTTGCTGTCGCCATGAATATAACAGGAGATATTGTGGTAGTTGGGACTCAGTTTGGCGCATATACATATTACTGGAATGTCAACACATATACGCTAAAAGGGCAAATTGTGCAACCCTCTGGTGTCCCCAATTTTAATTTATTCATGAGCGCCAAAATGAGCAGCGATGGAAGCATATTGGTGCTTTATGATTTAAATCGTTATGTATATTGTGCTACTTGGAATAATTCCACACAACAGTATAATCAATTTATTCAAACGTTGGACACTACTATTCAAAATCCTAATTCAAATACAATGTCTGTAGGTGTCTCCGCAGATGGCATGAAAATTTGTTATGGTTCAAATAATCAAAATGGTTCCTACCCATCAACCCCTGTTCTTTTTGGTTACGCGAATTGGAATGGGACAAATTATGGAACATTTAATGCGATACCTGATTTAAATGGTGTAAATGTTGCAGGAGGGTGTTTTAACAGTGACGGAACAATTATGTTTATCACTGTCATGACTTCTGTCAATTCTTGGTTGCCTAAATGGGGCAAATGGAACCCTTCCACTCTAACATACGAAAGTTTCCAGTTCATCAGTGCAAATATATCGCCTATGCCTATTTATTTTTTGAATATATGGGAAACATCTTACGATGGGTCTCGATTGTACTACAACAATAGCAGAGACGACCGAAACATTAAAATGATACCTGTGACGTATGTTGGTGGAGGAGGATCTGGTTCAGATTACGAAAGCGCATTGTATAATCCAAATGTGACCTATAACCCAAGCACTTCTACTTTGACTACGACCAATTTCAATGGTCTTGCATCCAGTGCGACCAATATCGCAGGCGGAGCATTGGGAAGCATCCCGTTTCAAACCTCTACGGGTGGAACCACTTTTATTAGCGTCGGTCCATCAGGGTATGTCCTTAGCTCCAATGGGTCCACATTATCTTGGGTGTCGCCGCAGTCAGGACCCACCGGGTCTACGGGCGCTACTGGTGCTACTGGTGCTACTGGTTCTACTGGCGCTCAAGGAGAAACAGGATCAACAGGTGCAACTGGTGCTACTGGCGCTCAAGGAGAAACAGGATCAACAGGTGCTACTGGTGCTACTGGTGCAACTGGTGCTCAAGGAGAAACAGGATCAACAGGTGCTACTGGTGCTACTGGCGCTCAAGGAGAAACAGGATCAACAGGTGCTACTGGTGCTACTGGCGCTCAAGGAGAAACAGGATCAACAGGTTCTACGGGCGCGACAGGTTCTACTGGTTCCACTGGTTCTACTGGCGCTCAAGGAGAAACAGGTGCCACTGGGTCAACTGGTCTAGGGTTTGTTAACGCGACAGTTGACGAAAATGGTGCACTAATAATCACAGACTCGGATGGAAACACGTTTAGCGCAGGTGTTGCGCTTGGAGCTACTGGAGCGACTGGAGCTACAGGGGCAACAGGTGCTACTGGTCTAGGATTTGTTGGTGCAACCATCGACGAAAACGGGTTATTAATCATTACAGACTCGGATGGAAACACCTTTA